CAGAAGTTGTATTTCCTAGCATGTTTATACTATCCATTAGCCTTTCAGTTTCTGAAATAGTACCCCCTAATGCGTTTTTAGTTTTTATGAATGATGATCCTGCTAAATCTGCGCTTATTCCAAAAGCTACACCCACTTTCCCAGCAATCATTGAAACTCTATTCAAATCTTCAATAGATGTGCCTCCTTGAGCTATATTAGCCATTAAAGCAGCTGATTCAATTGAACTAATACCTAAATTAACTCCTAGTGTTTTAGCATCTTCTGAAATAGCTTTAAATGAATCACTACCAATAGAAACGTTTGCAACCTTAGCAACGTCTGCCATAGCACTCTCAAACTTTACCGCTTCATTAACCGCTAAAGCTAAAGGAGTTACAATAGCTAAACCCATAGCTCCAGCACCTCTAGCAATCTCAAATGACCGCCTACTAGCATTACGCATAGATCTCTCAAACTTATTAGTTCGACCTATCATTTTATTGACCGTTCCAGAGAACTTGTCAACTGCTGTAAATGTTGTAGGAGCTGTAAAACCTCTAGCCATTGTTATTGTTTATTCATTTCTTTTGCATCTTCCCACCAATACCATAAACCAAAGAAATCCATATCGTCAAGATACAGATTCCCTATCTCTTCAGGAGACCATCGGTAAACTCTCGCCACCGATTTAATCATTGTATCTGTACTTACAGAATGATATTTATTATTTTCTTCATCTTTAACTATTAGAAAAAAAACGAAGTAAGACTTCTAATAACTGCAACGTCATCAGTATCAAGTTTCATTAACATACCAGAATTTTGACCACTTAAAGCAGCTAATAAAGCTGTAATTTGAGCATGAACATCGTTCCCAGCTTTTGATAAATGTTTTGATTTATCTTGTGCTGTTAATCTTGACTTATATTCAATAGTTTTTAATCCTTCAATTGGATGAATTAAAGTTTGTTTGATAATATTATCATCATGTAAAGTCAATAAACCATCTTTAAACCCTTCAACCAAACCGTCTATATTATCTTTGTTTGATTCTCTTATTGATGCTCTTACTTTCTTTGCGTCCATCCACTTCTGAACTTCTGATTCTGCTAATTCTAAACTTAATACTGGCATATTATTTTTATTGTATTTTCTTAAATTGACCTGACACTACTTTTAGAGTCATGGTTCCTGCGTTTATTTCCGTTTCATAATCTCCTACTGGCACCCCAGAACATTGGTAAATTGCCCCATTAATTAAAGATAAAGTCCAATCCCCATTGTCTGAGCTACCTGCCAGTTGTTTAATGAACAAAGAGTCTTCTCTAATGTTTTGATCGTCTTCGATTAAAACAGAAAACATTCCACCTTTTCTATTTCTTGTTAGAATTAGTTCTCCTGATGTTGTTATGCTATTCTGATCGTCTGCTATAACTATTCCACCCGGAAAGAAAGTGTTCCCCTCTCCAGCTTGTGGAAAGAAAGTTCTACTTCCTAATGTTGGATGTGCTACTGATATCTCTGTTACGTCTCCGTGTCCTGCCATTTTCTTACTTTTTTATATTTTTATTCTCCAAAATTAAAACCTGCTGTTCCTGTTGTTGCTGCTATTCTAGCATATCCACTTCTTTTGTATTTAAAAGACGTTTCTAATCTATCAGGATTAGTAGAGCTTAAACCAACTACTATACTATCTGTCATGAATGTAGAATCAGTTATGATAGCTCTCTTTTCTAAATCATCAGCGTAATTAAATAATATTGATTTCCAAATCTTAGGCTTAACAACTTTCTGAACTTTTACAATGTCTTCATCTCCAGCTATTGCGTGATTCTCTACATACTTCTCTTCTAATAAAGAGTAACCATATTTAATGTTCAAATCTTGACCATATAATGAACGTACATATCTAAATTGTGGAGGTGTTTCTCCTAATGGATGATAAGTTGTAACATTGTCACAAACTTGATACTTTCCACTAACTAATTTTACTGTACTATTTCCTTTCTTTACATAAATATCTCTATTCGCATAAACATCCATAGTTCCAATGTTTGCTGGAGTTGGCATGTCAGGATAAGATTGTCCTGAAATATCTAAATGTGGACTATCCTGTAATTGTCTAGCAAGTAATAACGTCCAATTTGCTGCTGCTTCTGCTGGTGATCCCTTACTTAGTGGTGCTGGTGCCATGTTAATTGTAACATCATTTAGCATATCATCAGTAATAGCTGAATCATTATCTTCAACTGAACCTGTAACCGCTACAAATGGTTTCATAACTGTTCCTGAAAATCTTCCTGTTGGTGTGTTTGGATCAGGTATTCCGTTAAACGCCATCAATTCGTTTGCAACTTTTTTAGTAGCATTAAATTGATATGTATTTAAAATAATGGTTGCCCATTTATTGCCAATTTTACTTAAACTAGCTGTTACCGCTGGAACTCCGCTTCCTGTTGCTGTACTAGCTATTGCGTAGGTAACAGCTGTAGTTGATAGAGGTGTTACCGTAATGTTATAATCTTCTGAAACTTCTCCAGCTACTCTAGCTTCTGCTGTTACTACACCAGCTGCTACTGTTGAAGTAAAAGGACAAACTAAGATAGCATTATTTATAGCATCATTAATCTTTCCAGCTATAACAGTATTTACATCCCCAGTTACTACTGAAACAGTATAACTTCTACCATCTACAGAACTTCTTCCATTGATTTTAATATCTAATAAATAATCTGTTGTTGCTGTACCAGTAACTGTGATTGAAAACTCTTTTGCCACTGCTCCAACTGGCTCTTCTTGTGCTAATATAGAAGTTGGTATTCCTCCAATTCCAGAACCGTTTGCAGGTCTTAAAATTCTTGCTGATTGATGCAAAGGTGAACCAAATCCAAATTTAAGTCCAACAGCATAAGCATCAGTAAATTGAAACTCGTCGGTGTCAGTTGTTATACCTGTATTTGCCTGACCTATAATAACTACTTTTTGTGGTAAATTCGGGCTTACATTACTAAAATCTCCTTTAGCTATCTTATAGCCTACAACTTTAGAAACTAACTCACTACCTACTGCATCTGATGCCATATCTATTCAATTTTTTAATTGGAACAAATATATATACCATTATATGTATAATTAAACTAAAGCTTTATTTTTAAGCAAAATTAACCCCTTTTATTTTTTAGGTCCTGAACATAGTCTGCCCATGTTCCGTTATCTATTTTATTGTATTTAAAATACATGTCTAAAAATATATCTTTACAAACATTTGAATAAATTCTACAGTCATAGAGGTGATTCTGTTTTCCATCTTGTTTTTTCCAAACGTAACGGCTAGTTTTCGGTTCGTAAACTTTGTTCTCAGCTTCGAAATGTGAAAAGAAATTTGTAAACATATACTTTCCATCGCTAGGTCTAGGGAAATTCATAAAGCCTAATGGCTGTACATCACTATCTTTATCCCAACTTAATGACATGTATTTTTGTAATATATCTTTATTTAGGTTAGATTCTACATTGTAAGACCTGCCTAAGCTCTTAGACTTCATATATTGCTTAATGTCATCACCTTTTTTAAAGCCAACATGAGATTTTCCATCTCCTTTTAACCCTATTACCTTTTCTTTTTGTTGTGAATTTATGAATTGTAAAGCGTGAGATTGTTGATAACCAATGTCAACGCCTGTTAACATTATTCTCATTCCAACACCGTCACTGTCTCTAAAATAAATACGTTGTATTATTTCCTCAAATACTGACCAAACTGAATTTTTAACTCCATGAACATAAGACATTTTATCATTTCTTAATTCTGGGTTTTGGTCTTTTGGAATAAATGAACCAACACTACCATGATCTATTGAATAAGTTGCGCCTGTTTCAGAATGCGCTACAATTTCATAATCTAATCTTGCATCATTTTCTGTTCCATTTAAATCGGACCCGCAAGTTATTAATATTATTCTACCATTACCATCTTGTTTTGATAAAGCTTCTGGAATCAAACCAATTTCGTAAGGCCTAATATTATTCTGTAATTCCTCAGCTTTTATATTTTCAATTTCCAATTCGTAAGTAATCCCTAAAACTAAATTACAAAATGTTTGGTGTAGTTTTTCGTCTCGTTTTTCTCCAATAGGATTTGCTTGTAAATATTGACGAATATACCCATCCCAACCAGTCATAAAAATTGGTGCGATTAAAGCAGACAAATGATAACTTCTATGCGTTGGACTTATCGGGGTTGCTGTTGGAATCCAAACACCGTCATTAATCATTTCCATTTTATTACGATCATCAAAAAAACCTCCACACTCTTGACATGTATAACCTACTGACTCTTCAATTAATCTTGAATGTTCGTCTAATTTATATGTTATTCCTTCCCATTCCCAAACTATTGGAACATCACAACAAGGGCATGGAATGTGAAATTTTCTTTGGTCTCCTTTTAAAAATTCCTTTTCAATATTTGAATGCCCCTTTACAGTTGGTGTTGAAATATAAAATATTTTCTTTTTTTGCTCAAATGCTGCAAATCTTTGCTCAATCATTGCTGTTGTTGCCCCATCTGAATCAGTATCTGATTTCATACCGTCAAAATCATCAATAAAACCGTATTGCATGGAAATATTACGTAACATTTTATGATTAGTAATACCTAATTTTAAATATCCTCCTGGATATTCCTTCATCGTGTCTGTGTCTCCGGTCTTTGTATTCCTAGCTTTCTTTGAACTACTTCTAATTAAAGGTCTAATACCTGTATTATCAACCAAAGTAT